TATACTAAAGGATTCACTGCTTTAAATATTTCGAGAAAAGAATCAGAAGTCCAAGATTCCGGGAATACTTTTCATGCATTGCATGGCCGGTTAAGATTTGGTTACGATAGATTGCCTCCTTATTTAAAACCAAAAGTACATGCTCCTTTTTTAATTTTTCAAGTACCTTCGCAAAATTCTGTTGTTAAAGGAGAATCGGCAAACTCAAAAGCTGGCCGAGATACTCAATATAAATTTATATTTGTTGATGAAGCCGCGCATGTCGATTGTTTGGATGAAATGTGGAAAGGGTTAAGAAATGCTTCTAATACTATTTGCTTAAATTCTACACCTCCTGCGGAAAGTGTTAATAATAAGTTTGCTGAAATAAAAGATATTAGAAACTCTGGGTTTGTTAAGATGGGATTTGATTGGCACATGAATCCAAAGCACACTCAAGAATGGTTTGATAAAAAAACAGCGTCTATGACTGAACAGGAAATAGCGCAGGAGATACTAAGACAGTATGATAAAGCTATGACAAATAGATCTTATCCTGAATATTCCGATAATGTTCATTTGCTTGGACATAAAGTTTACCTAAATGTAAAATCTAAGTTATATGTTTTTATGGATTTTGGTCTTGACGGAGAAGTATTCATCTTTGCGCAAAAGGATTTTGAAGATAGACTTTTTATTTTGAAATATGCAATTCACCGCAACATGTTAACAGACGAATTATACAATGAGTTTATTAAATGTCTTGATGCTATCGGTTATCGTGGTTTAATAAAGGAAATAGAATTCATTGGAGATAAGTCTGGGAATAAAAGAAGTCGCCAAACAAAGACAAGTGTTATCGATGATTACAAAAAAGTGTCTGGTGGTGCTATTAATATTCGATCAAGAGAATTAAGTAATGATGAAAAAATGAAATGCGTTAAGTTTGCGCTTAAAAATAGAATTAGTGGCCGTCCGCAAATAAATTTCTCAAAAGAATCCTCTTGTATCACATTGGCAAAATGTATTAAAAGCATGACACTTAATAAGTCTGGCGCAGATCATGTAGATAATAAATTTACGCATGGAGTTAATGCTTTAGAATATGGAATTAATAAATTGTTTCCTAAATCAAAAGCAGCTGGAGTTGTTGTTGGCATAGATCCAGGGATTGCAATGTTAAATAAACAAGGAGAGGTAATCCGACCTCCAGAAGATAATGGTTCTAAACCTACTTCGGCATTTGCGGTGATAGGAAAACACAGGATAGAAAGGAAGAGTATTTATGAGCGTTAAAAAGAAAGTATCGAAAGCGAAAAAGGCAAGTAATCGTCCTGCTTCTTTTAATACTAAAAGGAAAGAGGCAATTGAAGTTGCCATGAGATTAGCAGAATCCTATCCAATGGTAGGTGGTGCAACTGATGATAGTCAATGGAGGTCTTTAACACAATCTTCTAACCGCGATCTTTTCGGTTTGACACAAAAGAAAATGCAGGACATTGCGTTTTATCTTTATGATTCTAATCCAATGGCAAAAAGAATAATTGAAATCACTAGAGATTTTTCTATTGGTGATGGCTTCACTTATTCAGCAGAAGATAAAGATGTTCTTGAAGTGATTAAAAACTTTTGGGATGATCCAGATAATAACATGGATGATGAAATCGATGTTAATGTTTTAGAACTTGGAATCTTTGGAGAATTATTTCTACCTGTATGGGTTAATAAAATTGACGGAGCAGTTAAGTTGGGATATATTGATCCAACAAGTGTTCAAAAAGTTTTAAAAGATAAATATAATCCTAAGCTCACCAGAAAAATAACTTATATGCGCAAGCGAACAGAAATAGTTCTCGATGTAATTAACATGGATAAAAAATTAAGGTCTAGCACTTATGGGTATCGTGTTGGAGATTGTTTCTTTTTCCATATTAATAAAGTAAGTGCTGCAAAGCGTGGCCGTTCAGATCTATTAACTTTATCTGATTGGATTGATGGACACGACCAATTCTTGTTTGCTAGATTAGAACGAGCATTTTTGTTAAATACTTTTATTTGGGATATAACCTGTGAGGGCATGAATGAAGCGGAGTTAACAGCATTTGTTCAGAAACTCTCATTACCTAAAGCTGGTTCGATCAGAGCGCATAATGAAAAGGTTGTTTGGAAAACTGAAAGTCCTAAATTAGAATCAGCAGATGCATCCGGCGAAGTTGCTTTATTTAAAAATCAAATTCTTGGCGGAGCGGGTTTCCCTGGCCATTGGTTTGCTGAGGGAGATAAAACGACTAGGGCGACTGCTTTGGAAATGAGTTTGCCAACATTAAAGAAACTCAAATCAAGACAGCGTTATATAAAAAGCATGTTAAAGCAAATGATAAACTTTGTTATCGACCAAGCGATTGTGGCCGGAACATTAAAAAAGAACGTTGACAGAAGATTTAGGATTACTCCTTCTCCTATTATTTCACGAGATAATAAAGGAACGATTACTGCAATAGGAAATCTTGTTGATGGATTGTCGGCTGCAGTTGAACGGAAGTGGATTTCAGATAAGAACGCAAAGAGAGTATTTAATACTGTAGTATCTCAATTAGGTTCTGACATCGAAAGTTCAGATCAAGATATTGACGAGGACGAAGAAGTTAAAGTTATAAAGAAAGGGGCAAACGATGAACAAACTGATTGAATTACTTAAAAAATATTCAGACAAAAGACGCGGTGAAACAATCGAAGAAAGTTTTGAGCAATTAAAAAAATCATTCAAAGCATCCGTTGAATTGCTTATAGAAGAAAAGAAGTTTAATGAACTCCAAACTGCGCTTGCTGAATCTTTCGCTAAAGAATTGTTTGATAAATATACAAATATCCAGATGTATAAAATCGAAGGCGAAGAAAAAGAAAAGCTTACTATGAGTATGAAAGAAGCAAAAAAAGAAATCAGCGAATTTGTTTATGTTAATCAATGGTGGAAGAACAAACATCTTGAAAGCACCCCTATTAATAAATTCTTTTTAATTACAGAAAGTAATAAGTTCTGTTTTTCTGATGATATAATGCATGAAGATTTTAAAGAAAGTATGCTTTATAATACAGTTGTTTCTGATCCAATTAAGATTGCTGAAGGAGTTACTTATTCTGCTCCGAACACAAAAGAAAATAACTCTGAAATGCCAACTTGGGTTAAGAAACTTGCTTCAGGAATTGTGTCTATTACTGAAAGTACAGAACTCAAAAAAACATTAGAATTTTCACAGGGCGGTCTTTCTGGAAAATTTATTGCAACCAGAGAAGATGAAAATTCTGACTTCTGGAACATCCAAAAAGAATCAACACATAGCCATGATAAATGCATGAACTGTGACAAGCCGCCTACCCATGAAGTACTATGGGCAGAAGGGCATGGACATGCATGGTTTTGTGAGAGTGATTTAAGAAAATGGGCCAAAGAACATAAGGACGATATTGTCTATGCAAAAGAAGTGAAAGACGGTATCGCAGCTTCAAAATTTGCGGAGAATACGAACCCTAATATCTTAGACAAACTTGATCTTTAGAAGTGTCTTTATAAAGTTTTTTCTTGACAAAGGTTCTAAGATAAGGGATACTTTAATTAGAAATAAATAAAGACTTTATTAATTTACTTTTAAAAGGGAGCTAAAAAGTGCCTTTTCAAAATGAACATTCAGCCATGATTGCCGAACAGTTACCGCAAGTGTATGCTGTTATCGCCAGAAAGCTAATCGCTCCTGGTGTTAGTGTTGTTTTGCAAAGAAGTAAAGAGTCTGTCTTGGGCATGAAGTTACAGTCTTATCGTTTTAATAAAGACCGCTTTAGCGCATCTGAAGTAAAATCCTGGTTAAAAACACATGATGTAAGATCAATTTTATTTGAGCCGGCAATCAATCCGAGCAAGAAAGAATCTAAATTAATATTAATTGATTCTCTAACTAAGGAACTTGCCGGAGCCATTATAAAATGATATTAAATCAATTTGGAATTACTACCTTTCTTGAAAGTTCAAAAAAAGGTAATGTTTGGAAGGTCATTATAATTGAAGAAGGCCTGTCTAAAAATGGTAAGTATTACGCGAAAGAAGCTCTCCAGAAATCAATCCAATTATTTGAAAAATCTAAAGTTTGTTTTTATGAGTGGAAGGACAATAAGTTCGACCACATGCCTATGTCTATTGAAAAAATGCGTCCTGAAGGATTCCCTTTACAGACTGCCGGTTGGTTGGAAGGCGTTAAATTTGAAACATTCGCCGTCGAAGGCCGGGAGGTGTCCGGGCTTACAGGGTATTTGCATCTTCTTGAAAAAAGTTCTAAAGTTCAAGAATTAAAGCAAATGCTATCAGAAGCTTGGAAGAAAGGGTTGAAAAATCTATTAGGATTATCTATAAATGCCGAAGGACCGTCAAGTGTTAGAATGTTAAATGGACAGCCAATAACAGTTGTTGAAGCGATTACTAAAGTTTTTAGTACAGACTTCGTAACTCAACCAGCGGCCGGAGGCGGGTTATTGGCTCTCGTCGAAAGCTTAAACAAAACAGGAGGAATGGAAATTATGTTTAAAAAGTTGCTAGAAGCTCTTAAGGCGTGGCGACCTAACTTACTTGAGAATGTGAACATTGAAAATATAACTCAAGAAGAAGTTGTTGGGATTTTTGAATCTGTGCTTAAAGATGCTGTAGATAAAAAATCAGAAAATGCTCAAGCGATTGAATCAATCGTAGCAAGTATAAAAGGTGAAAAGTTTGAAGAAGCTGAAACATTATTTAAAACTCTTGTTGAAGGCGAACAAGAAAAGAATGATGCAGATTTAATGGAAGCGGATGATGCTATCCTTACTCCAGAGCAGTTGAAAAAGAAAAAAGAATTAATGTTTAAGAAGAAAAAAGAATCCGATGATCTTGCGGTTAAAGCAAAACAAGATGCTTTGGATGCAACAAATAAAGATCTTGAAAGCAAATTTACTAGTTTAGAAGCTAAGTTAAAACAGCGCGAATGTAAAGAAATGCTTGATCTTGCTTTGAGTGAATCTAATTTACCTATGCCTGTACGGAATAAAATCCGTCAGAGTTTTAACGGCAAGGTATTTAAAGAAGCAGAGCTTAAAGAATCAATTAAGCTTGAAAGAACAACATTGGCTCAGTTAGTTGAAAGTCAATCCATTATTGATCTTGGTAGTGGGAATGACGGCTCTTTTGTACAAAGAGATCAAGTAACTAAGTTACAAGCTTCTATGGATATAATGCTTGGGCATAATCCTACAGAAGAAGAAAAAGCGGACTTTGAAGGAATAGATGGATTTACTTCTTTAAAAGAAGCTTATGTTGCTTTTACAGATGATCCAAACATAACTGGACGCGTTGGGCCGAAAGCTATGGCAAGATTACAAGAAGCAACTGAAGGTGATTTTTCTTATGCATTAGGATATTCAATGCAACGAAGAATGTTGCCTGCTTATAAAGCTATTGATCCTCAATGGAAAAAGATTGCAACATCTGTTCCTATTAAGGATTTTAAATTGCAAGAAAGAATTCGTTGGGGCGGGTTTGGTGTACTTCCTACTGTTCAGAATGCGAGAACGGTTGCCGGAACACCAATAGATTCAGCCACTCCTAGTTATCCAGAACTCGGTTTTCCTACGGATGAAGAGGCAACTTACGCCGTAGCAACCAAGGGTGGAATCGTTACCTTAACTCGTCGTATGATTATTGACGATGATCTTAAAGTATTGACAGCTATCCCTGGAAAAGTTGGAAAAGCAGCGGCTCAGACTTTAAACCAGTTTGTATTTGATCTGATGATTGGATATAGTACTACTGGAATAAATGTAGCTACGATTTATGATGGTCTTGTGATGTTTGTGGCCGGACATAAGAATTATCGTACAGTTGCATTAGGGTATGATTCTCTGTCAGATTTACTTGATGATATGTATTATCAAGTAGAATTTGGTACAAAAACTGACGTTGTTGATGATCCTCTAACTGCAGGCGGAACAGCTCTTGTTGTGACTACCGGGGACGGTCAGTATTTCAAAGCTGGCGACTTAATCTGGATGGCCGGAGAAATTTGTCGTGTAGATTCTGTTGCTACAGATACATTGACTATTGCCAGAGGAGTATATGGCACAACTGCAGCAGAACATGCGCAGGGCGTTGATGTTTATAAAGTAACGCAGGTGCTTGCTCTTGAAAATCCGAATTTGTGGGTTCCAAGAAGTTTGCGTGGAACTGCAATGCAGTTGAAAAAATCTGAGTTTAATCCAGAGAGTATGGAAAGAGGAGTTAACTCTATTCGCGATTCTTTTGATCCTACAGTTACTCCTTACCTTCGTGGTGACGAGAATAACTTTTATCTGTCATCTAAATTAGCTGATGTAGAAGGTATCGAAATGGGTTTCTTAAACGGTAGAGAAGATCCGGAAATCTTAGTACAAGATCAGCCTACGGTTGGTAATGTATTTGTCTATGATACGATTCGTTACAAAGTTCGCCATGAATACGGTGGAGCAGTAACAGACTTCCGCGCTTTCGCAGGTGGAATAGTATCTTAAATTAATTGATGGCGATGGCCGGGGGGATTGGTTCCTCTCGGCACAGCCTGTTAGGTCGCAAAATACTTAATATTAACAAGGAGAAGATCATGGCAAAGTATTCAAGAATGAAATATTTTATTGCTGAAAAAAGAGGAACAGCTAAGACTATCACTGAGGACACAGCTTTAACAGAAGATAACATTCTCAAAGATGGGAATGGTTTTATAATTGTTGATGGTGCTTTTAAGCTTACTCTTCCAGCCGCAAGTGGTTCTTTAAAAGGCGTAAGCCTTCTCGTCCATACTGACGATGCCGCAGGAACGGTTTATGTTTCCGGTGGATTTGGTGGCGGTGGAGCAAATTATGACACAGTAACCCCTGGCGCATATTGTACTTCTAAGTTCTGGTGTGATGGATCTTATTGGTATGCAATGTCTGAAGCGGTAGCTGCCTCTTAATGGTCTAATTTAGACTGTTAAGTTTAAAACTTAATGTTAAGGAGGTAGTACGATGGCAGGTAAGAAATTAACCTTTAAATATTTTTTAGCACAAATGAGAGGAACCGCTCTTGAAAAAGCAGCGGATTATTCTTTGACAGAGGATGATATCTTCCGTTCTGGATATTCTTTCATTAAATTAAGTGGTAATGCTGTTTTAACTTTGCCGGCAGCGAGCGGTAATCTTAAAGGCGTTACTTTAGTTGTTCATGCAGATGATTCTGCCGGGCGAGTTTATGTTTCCGGTGGTTTTGGTGGTGGAGGAGTAAATTACGATTATATAAATATGACGGCATTTGATACTGTTGAGTTCTGGTGTAGTGGAACTTATTGGTATGCTGTTTCTCCAAATGTTACAGGTACAGGATCTAGTTCTTCGAGTTCTTCGAGTTCTTCGAGTTCGTCTTTGAGTAGTTCTTCAAGTTCAAGCTATATTGGCTCAAGTAGTTCTTCAAGCTCAAGTATTGGTTCGAGTTCTTCAAGTTCTTCAAGCCTGTCGAGTTCTTCATCGAGTTCTTCAAGCTCTAGTTTGTCGAGCAGTTCTTCAAGCTCTAGTTCATCTAGTTTGAGTAGTAGTTCAAGTTCTAGTAGTTTAAGTAGTTCATCCAGTTTGAGTTCTTCATCTAGCTCAAGCAAAACTTAATAGGAGAAACTAATGTCAGCACCTAGTTATTTATGTCCGTTTAAAAACGACAATGCAGGGGCCGGTATAACTTGTGAGAACGAAGCTTGCGGAGCATATAACTTTAGAAAAGAAGAATGTAACATCATTCTATATTATCGCAAGGGAGTTTTAGATAGAGGTGTGCCGAACCGAAAAGCAAAAGACGATGGGGTAACTTATTATTCGAGTTCCTCAAGTTCAAGTTCTTCGAGTTCATTATCTCTAAGCTCAAGTTCATCTAGTTCCAGTTTGTCAAGTTCATCTTCTTCGTCAAAGAGTGTGAGTTCATCAAGCTCTAGCGCGAAGTAACAGCTAAGGGGAGAAATGTCTCTTAACAAAGAAGATTATATTGCAAGATTAGATACAGCGTTGCAAGATAACGCTGAAAAATTACAGCCTGACGACAAGCTTCGGCTTTTGTCGCAGGCTGTACTTATCTTTTCAAAAGATACACCACAGGAGAAGATTCACGAATTAACAGGTGATGCTTCTGCCTACGACTTTGCTTTGCCTAGTGATTGGGTAGATGGATTTTCTTCTTTTTTAGGAAAGATGGAATATCCTGCGGATCAACAAAATCCGACTTATCTTGAAGCTAGTGATTGGGTGATTTTTAAGAAATTGGTTCTTACCGTTGCCACAGGATATATAAGATTCCTTACTTTTACCCCGGCAACAAGTAAGGTCGCCAGATTAACTTACATTGCTCCACATACATTAAACGATGCAACGAATACGATTAGTGATAACAATGCGGAAGCAGTAATTGCATTAACTGCTTCGCTTTGCTTTTGGGCTCTTGCGGCCAAGTTTGCGCAAAGTTCAGATAATACTCTCGATGTCGATGTTATAGATTATCAAAGGAAGTCTGATATTTATGCTACCTTAGCGAAAGAACAACTCGCTGCGTATAATTCTTTAATGGGCCTCGGTGATGAAGCCAAGAAAACATCTTCTGCTGTTGCAGGAACAGTTTTCAAGGATCTGGACATAAGGTATGCGACTGGTGCTGATTACATTACGCATCCGTCACATCAACGCTAAACATCCCCAAAAGTAAAGAAACAGTAAAGGCGGAGATAGGTGCTTTAGTCTAAAAATCCACTCTAGCATTCTGTCCTCGAAAAATCAAATGTCACTTAGCCTAATCAGATCTCAAATAAAAACTCTCATAGAAACGGTTATCACTGCTGAAATAGGAACCGTCTATGATTATAAGCGTTTTTGTAATGATCTCGCTACATATAAAGATTTATTTATAAGAAGTAGGAAAGTTAATACTTGGGAGATTGAACGAAATGGATTTTCCCGGGAAGAAAGAGGTGGATCGGGGGGAGTAGAAATGCCGACACACAATTTTATTGTAAGAGGTTTTTATGGTTTAGATGATAGCGCAGGAAGTGATAAAGTATTTCAAGATAGCTATGTTGAACCAATTTGTGAAGCCTTTATGGATAATCCTACTTTGAACGGTAAGGCAGAGATAATAACTATGCCTGTAGTAGGTGAAATTAATATGAGTAAACTCGGAGATATTCTTTGCCATAGGGTAGAGATAAATTTATCAATAACAGAAAGACGTATTTTCTAAAAGGAGGGAAGTATGGGTAAGATTACTAGAATTGCTCAATTGGCAGGTAAAGTAGAATCAGTAGCCGGAACAGCAGAAACGCTAACAGCAACAGAGGCTACTATTCTTGTGTATGAACCGGTAATGGATTTGTCCCCTGAAATGTTTAAAAGGAATCCAGTAACAAAACACATGTCGAGGTTTGCTTCAGAAGTTGGAGCTAGGAAGATGGATCTTGCTTTTAAAGCTGAATTAATGGGGCCTTTAACAACGGCAAAAGGAGTTACTACACCAATAAGTCCTTTTTTAAGAATGTGCGGATTTTCTGAAACATTAGATGTTGGAGTTTCTAATATCTTTGTTCCTATTTCATCAAGCTTTGTAACTGGTTCTATCGCGCATTACATTGATGGTTTTAGAAAGAATATGCTTGGTTGTGCTGGGAATGTTAAATTCCAGATGAAAGTTGGCGAACCGATAATGTGTGAGTTTGCAATGCAAGGAAAATATGCAAGTCATGCTGACGAGGCTATGCTTTCTCCTACATATCCGGCTCAAGTACCTATGTTATTTATGGGTGCAAGTGTTACTATATTAGGAAGCACATTGGTTTTAGATAATCTCGAAATAGATATGCAAAATGAAATTGTGCTTTCTGCATTACCGTCTGATGCTAGTGGGATTAATTATGCTCAAGTAACTGGCCGTAATCCGCAAATGAGTTTTGATCCAGAACTTGTTGCAATGTCTAGCCATGATTTTATCGGCAAGCTTTTATCAAGAGCGACTGCAGCCGTTACAATTGTTCTTGGTGATTCGCAAGGAAATAAAACAACATTCTCATTGCCGGCAGTAAGATACATCACTCAAAAAGCTGGAGATAGAGGTGGAATCGCGGTTGTTAATGCGGTGTGTGAAATTTGTAAAAATTCTGATAGTGGAAATGATGAACTTACATTAACGATGGCCTCTAGTTCAAGTTCGAGTTCTTCAAGTTCTTCATCTAGCACTTAAGTAAAAGGAGCTTTATGAGTTTTGGTATTAAGATAGAGGCTGATTTAATTGAACCATCTTATGAGGATGCGAGCATCCCCTTAAAACAAATAGGGGATGCTATTGTTCGAGATATTCAAAAAAACATGAGAGCGCAAATTGATATAAAAGGAAAGCCTTATGCACCTCTTACTAAAAAAACCATAGCAGCAAAGAAAAAAGCAAAATCTAAAACGCCGACTAAGGCTCTGATTAGAAAGGGGGTAATGTTAAACGCAGTACATGCATATAAATCAACAAAGAATAATGTTGAAGTGAGAGTTATTTCAAGAGGTATTCCTCGTAGAGATTTCGTTGGAAATATTCATCAAAACGAGGGAGTGAATAAGCACTCAAAAACTATAAGAAGATTTTTAGGCATGTCTAATGAAATGGTTAAAAAGACGAGAGATAGATTTGCTCGTTGGGTAAAAAGCCAAGGAATAAAATCCAAAAAAAAACATTTAAGAATAACACAATAAAGGAGTTTAGTAATGATAGATCCTATTGCAGTCGGACTGACAAGAGAATATACATTAGAATCAGATAAAGAGAATCCTACTATTTGGATTATTGGATCTCTTGATTCTGTATTAGCGTCAAAAGTAATAGCCGGTGTAGGAACCCTTGAAATTGTTGACGGAAAACCTGTCTATTCAATGGGCGATGATATCGTAAGTAATGATTTTGAAATTTGTAAGTACGGTCTTAAAGGGACTAGAAATTGGATATTAGAAGGCAAAGAAGTTAAACTTATTTTTGAAAAAGAAAAAGTTGCAAAACAAGATTTGGATGTCGTAACCTTAGATTCATTAAAAATGATTCCGTTGTATGCTATCCATAAACTTGCTATGGAAATTTGGGGCAGTAACAATGTCAAGGAGGAAGAGGAAAAAAAATAAAACTGGCAGTTATATTATCTAACCTGGGCTTAAGCTGCCAGAATTGTAACGATGGCCTGAAGAAATTTAGAGGGTGTGAAGATACTCCGATGCAACCGATAGAAGTAGATGGAGTAAAATTCACTGAAAGATGTCCGGCAAAAGAATTACCCTCACAAATAAATGATTATATAAGAATGTACAATCGGTATAAAAAAGGATGGCTACCTTTTTCTGGGGGTTCAGAAGAACAGCCAAATAAAATAATGCAAGTATTTGATATATTAGATTCAGCAATGGCAGAGAATAAAGATAATCCACTAAAGGAGCTTGAACATGGGCGACGACGAAAAATTTAAAGTCTATTTAACATTTAAAGACGAAGCTACAAATAAGTTTGTTGCCGCTAATAAGGCCATGACAGATAGTGCCAAAAAAATGGGTATCGCTCTCAAAACCGTAGGCAAAGGAACACAACTTGATCTTGAGAAAATGGGCCAATCCCATGAAAAAGCTGGTCGAAAAGCTCGGATGCAAGGTAGATCAATAGCCGCATTAGAAGGCGCTATTGGTTCTTTAAGAAACAAGTTACTTGTTTATTTCTTTATCATGCGTCCTGTTATGAAAATTGTGGGAGATTTAACTGCCGCGGCCATGACACAAGAAAATGCTGAAATTCGTTTAGCCTCTGCATTCCATGCTACAGGGAAAGCTACCGAAGGCTCGGCCGAAAGACTGCAGGATTATGCAAGTGAATTACAAAAACTTACTGGCTATGGTGATGATCAAATAATTGCATCACAAGGAATGCTTGCAAGTTTTGGATTAACTGAGGCTCAGATAAGAAAAGCTACTCCGGCACTTTTAGATCTTAATGCCGGAACTCGTAAGGCAGATGGCTCAACTAAAGATTTGACTGCAACCGCAAGGATTTTAGGGCAAGCTTTTGATGGCCAAGTTTCTACATTACAACGCTCAGGTGTTAATCTTTCCGAAACTACAAAAAAGTATGGAGAGTTTGACGATATTCTTAAAGATATAAAAAGGAGTGTTGGCGGAACAGCCGAAGCTTTAGGAGCTACCTTTAAAGGAACGGTAGATATAACAAATCAATCCGTAGGAGATTTTAAAGAATCGCTTGGTTTTATAATAACTAAATCTCCTGTCGTTGCTTCTGCCCTTGGGATGATTGGTGATAGTTTTAATGAAATGCAAGGTTCAGTTGAAGATGCAACTGAAAGTTCAAATGGTTTTTATAGTGTCTGGTTAAAGATTGGCGCAGGAATGATTGGAATAATTACTACGATAAGAGCAGTATGGATGACTTTTATGATATCAATGCATGTGTTCTTGGCCGGTGTTGCTAGTAGTTTTGCCTCTCTTGCAAATAACGCTGCTCACTTTATTGAAATGCTCGCGAAAGTTGCTGAATTTATTCCCGGATTAAAAAATCAAGCCGAGGCTTTAATGGATGCGTCTGAAAGAGCAAAAGAGTTTGGTACGACAATGGGTTTTATGGCGGAAAATTCTCAGGAATCCGTTAAGCAAATGGGTAAAGAAATATTAAACTTGGGTGAGGATGCTATTGATTCTTATGCAAAACTTGAAGCAGGAGCGAAAAAGAATGAGGCTGCAAGAAAAAAAAGAATCCTTGCTATATCAGAAGAAGGGAAACAATCCGAGCAGAGTATTTTAGAATTAATTGGAGCAACTCAATCAATGCTATCCGATTTTACTATAGGCTCAAGAGATATGCTTAAAGATGGATTTGTGAATGCTGTTAAAGGCGACATGCAAGGGTTGAGCGATGCTGTTGTTGCTTTCGGCGATAAGATGCTTGCATCTATAATGGAAGTTATTGCGAATATAATAATAATGAATACTTTAAAGAGTGCAGGTGCAGGTGGATTTTTAGGTTTTTCTCATACCGGAGGTGCGGTAAGAGAAGGCATGGCTTACGGAATGCGTCCTCGGCAGAAATTTCATAACGGTGGAGAAGTTCCGGCCACTTTATTGTCAGGTGAATATGTTTTAAATCGTCAAGCTACTAGGACTATCGGTGTTGGCAATCTTGATAAATTAAATAATGGACAAAGTAGTGTTGGTGGTAATGGTGGTGGGAATACTTACAATATAAATACTATTGATGTTAAGTCGTTCAGAGAACATCTACAACGTCATGGAGATATATATACAAGTGCAAGCGAAAGAGGTATCAGGGATAATCTTTCATTGCGCAGAACCTCTCAAAAATTAGGATAATAAAATGGGATATAATCATATTTTATCATTAACGCCAGAGTTTGGATTAGAAGAATCGATTTCATTTAGAACAAACATAACCGAATCTGAAAGTGGTAAAGAATATAGGGATTCTTTATGGGATGATGGAATAAGAGATTATAAACTAACTTGCAAATTTTTAACAAAAGCAGCAATGGATGTTATCTGGGAATTTTTTATTGAACGACAAGGTTCTAAGGATGATTTTTTAATTAAAATAGAACATGAATATATAGTTACAAACGAACCTGTAGGCGTTGGTGACGCGTCAGAAGATTCTTTTTTACTTGCAAATTTCCCTGTAGATACTTCTGGCAACAGTTCTTGTACAGTAGACGGAGTTGCGGAAACTAGTTATTCTTTAATTAATAATTATATTACTGAAAAATCTTATATTGTTTTTAATACTCCCCCTGCGAGCGGTACAATTTTATTGTCGCACGAATTTTATTTTAGAGTTAGGTTCCAAGAAGATAAATTAACAAGAGTTTTGGCCGCTTATCAATTACTTCATACTGGTATGGCATTAAAAGAAGTAAGGTGGGATTATTATGTTCCAACAAACGGTAATTCTAGCTCGTCAAGTTCTAGTTCATCAAGTAGTTCTATTAGCGTTAGTTCGAGTTCTAGCTCAAGTTATTCTGGAAGTTTAAGCTCAAGTTCTTCTTCTTCTTCTTCTTCGATAGCATCAAGTTCAAGTTCAAGCAGTTCTACTGGATCATCGAGTTCAAGTTCATCTAGCTTGTCGAGTTCTTCTAGTTCTAGTTTAAGCACATAATAAAAGGATAATAATGTATAGTTTATCAGCTTTACTTACATCAATAAAAGATCAAATACAAAAAAAGCCAATAGAAATTCACGACATTTATTTAGGAAGTCAAATAGATGAAGATGCTGATACGCTTCATTTCGTTGGTTTTTATAAAGGACTTACTTTTTTTTCTTATGTGAGTGAAGCAGAACAATATTATACTCCGCTTTTTATTAATCGTTCTGCAATTAAAAAAACATCTAAAAATGAAATAGAAAGAATATCTTATCAAGTTGATAATGTTAGTAAGGCAATGGGTTCTTACGCGGCTAATAACGATTTCAGGGGTAAACGAATAGTAACAAGGTTGCTTTTTCGTGATAATCTTGAAAGCGTTTCAGATTGTAAAATTATTTTTGATGGTTACATTCAAGCTATTGTCTTTGGAAAAACATCAATGTCCGCAAGTGCTGTACCTAAATTAGGATCTCTTGATATTCAAAGCGGTTGGGATTATGAAATAAATTGTAATGCTCAATTCGGTGATAGATATTGTCGAATAGATAAAAATACTGCAGCAAATAAAATAACAGGGACAGCAACAGGAGGTTCTTTATACACCTTAACAGATACAATTAATTTAGTGCAAGCAGATGATTATTGGAATTGGGGAATATTAGAAATTACATCTGGAGATAATAAAGGACAATCGCGCAAAATTATTGATTTTGATTTTGCAACAAACCAAGTAACTCTTGATTACGCTTTTGAAAACTATATTCAAGCCGGAGAAACTTATACTATTTATAGAGGATGCGATAAAACTCTAACGACTTGCACAAACACTTATGCAAACGAGGACAATTATCATGGATTTCACTCCATCCCTTTGCGAAAATAAATTAAATTTTTTAATTGGCATTCCTTTTAAATTAAATGGAATTACAATTGAAGGATGCGATTGCAGAGGGATTGTTTATTTGTATCACAAAATAATAAATGATAAAGAAATTCCTGGACATGATATTAAGATGTCAATATTTAGAAATAAAAAATATGATGTTCCTATTATGATTAGCACTTTAAGGACATTTACAACAAAAGTCTTAATTAAAAATATTAAAGCGGGCGACATTATTCTTTTAAAAACACATAAAACAAAAGGCGCAATGGGAGTTTATATTGGAGGAAAGCAGTTTCTACACATGCACTTAATTGTTGGTTCATGTTTAACTAAATTAGAATATATTAAACATAAAATATTCGCAATCTATAGGCCGACATGGGAAAATTAAAACAAATATTTTTGTTCTTCATCTTCTTTACATTGCTTGCCATTAGGCAAGCACATGCAAATCCAATAACAATTATCTGGACTGTTGGTGCTTGGATAGTTGACTATGCTTGGCTACATCCATTTATAGCTGCAATGACTGTAGCTTCTATCGCTTACTCATTATCTCAACGCCAAAAAACTAAACCTACTTCTAGCCGTTATGGACCCGGACTTGATAATACTTATTCTAATGCGGGAATTTTACCGCTTGTTTATGGTGGGCCACTGGTTATGGGTGGTAATATAATCTGGCAATCAGAACCAGGCATAACGGTACAAAGATTTTTAGCCATTTCCGCAGGAGAAGTTTCGGCCATAAGTAATGTTAAACTTGACGATCAAGATATAGCAGACTTTACTGACTGTAGTTATACTGCATACTTAGGGACTTCAAGCCAAACGGTTGATTCAAGAGGAGCAGGGACAGTTAAAGGGTTAAGGGATGTTGCTTATGTTGCAGTTACTTTAAAAGCAGGAGAAAAGGTAAGTAGTAATTCTGTAGTTACCGTAGAACTTACAGGAAGAAAAATACAAACATGGAATTCGACTAGCGAAAACTGGACAGCAAATGCAGTAAATATTTCTAAAAATACAAGCGCAGTAATAAGAGATTATTTGATCTTAAGCCAAGTATTAGGTGGAGCAGGTTTAGATGAAAAATTTATTAACAATGCAAGTTTTGGTGATTTTTTTGAACACTGCGCTGAAGAAATAAATAATGGTAGCGGAGGAACTGAACCTCGCTATGAACTTGATTTAGTTATAGATGAAAAAGGATCTGTTTTAGATAACCTTTCTAGGATTCTTATTACATGTAATGCCTCTTTAATAAAAAGTGGAACGCAATATAAAATAGCATACGAAAAAGCTAATGAAACCGCAGTTATGGCTTTTACAGAAAATAATATTTTAAAAGATTCTTTTACTTATGGATATGGCCGAGGAGAAGAAAACGCAAATAAATTAAGTGTTGAATATATATCTCCGCTTGAAAGTAAAAATCCAAAACGAGTTGAAGTTATTGAAGATGAACTCGATCAAGTTTTTAGAGGAATTGTCGATAGCACTATCGAATGCAATGGAATTATTCGTCAAAGCCAAGCGTCAAGAATTG